TAACGAGCAAAATCCTGGGCAGCAATTGCATCAACAGAAAAGAAATTGGGATCCAAACGCTGAGACCAAATAATGGTTTGTTGAGCAGGAACAGCGTAACCTGGAGTGGAAATAGTACCAACAAAGTTGGTATCTCGAATAACCATTCTTTGACCATTAGTGGAAGTCTTCTCCATAATTCCAGGATTGGAAACCATAGTGCCTGTAGGATAAGTAGGCATCTGAGAACTCATCCGAGACTTAGAATCACCACCAGAATGATTGCCTTTAGATTTAGGTGCAGAAAATTTCTTAGGCATCATCTGAGTGGAAGATTGCTTCAATTGATTTTTCAGCTGAGCATTCTCAGACTGAAGCTTGCGAAAAGTGGGATGTTGATTAACCAAAACAGGAGGAGAAGAAACCTTCTTTTCTGCTGCGGAAATCTGTTTTTGCTGCAGGGGTTGAGAGAAAGCCCTCAAAGATTTCAAAACTTGACCCGCAGAAGCAGCAGCAGGTTTGGAAAGGTTTTCTTTTCGCTCGTAATCTTGATTCATTTTCTTGAGCTTTTGATTCACTTGCGCCCATTTGTAATTTCTTGCTTGATTAGACGCTTGTAACTGAAGGCCAGAATCATGAGATCGACCGTTAAGCGCAGCAGCAACAGCCCGAGTAATGGTTTTGTTGAGAAAATCATCAGGATCTTTTCCTTTAATAAAATCAGGTCCGGAGATTTTCTTATTTCGATTGCTTTGAAAAGAGCTCATACGATCAGCAAGATATTGAAGGTAAGAGAGTTCGGTGAAAGGGAGAAAGAGATCTTGTTTTTTCCAATGTTTGTGAGAACCCCAAGGATCGGGATTACGCTCGTCAATATTGGGAGAACGTGAATTCATAAAGAAAGAAATTCATGGAGAGTTTGAGAGCCCAAAAGGGGGCTCAAATCTCGAGCTTTTGGAACAACTCGAGATATCCCGCCAAAATTTAATGCTCGGGATTGAGGCACAACTCCAAAGTTCAATTCCATCAAACGGTGGTCTCTATCTCGCACTAGCTCATCCAGAGCAAAAACAGTGGAAACAGGAGAGATCTCATCTCGTTCGGCAATTGCAAGAATCTTCTCTTCAAAATAAGAACGATAATCTTGCATAAGCTTAAAATACTTATCATGGAATATGCGAGAATGAGAATCATCAACAATAAATTGCAAGGGATAAACAAGAATGTAAACAGAAACCATCTTGCAATAAACGCGATTGGGAAAACGCTGATCATTCTTTAAAACAATAGAAGCCAAAAGTTTATCAAGATTAGGCTTAAATATGTAGCAATTGAAGACATTAAAAATGACAGCGAGACAGAAAGTGGAATTCAAAAAAGATTGAGTCTTCAAAGATCCCTCTTGACATTCAAGAGTGAAAACAAACCCCAACTCATTAATAAAAGATTTAATAGTGTCAAAAGACAACTGCTTTGGGAAACGAATCAAAGAATCATCTCCGAAAAAACAAGAGGGGTTTGATATGGCATGATGCATAAAATCCTTCAAACCATAACGCAAAAGGGAATAATAATAGCAAAGTTCAGTGGCAAGAGTATTGTTGAACAAAGTGAGAAAGAAACCAGACGGTTCTCGACCAACGAGAAAGTAATAAAATCCGTCGGGACCCAAAACAATTTTGTTCAATAAATTGAAACGAGCCCAATTGAGAGCTTTGCGAAAAGAGTAATGAGTACCATTTATTTCAACGGTTCCAGTCAAATCAGAATAAAAATTGTCAATGATAAGAGAGAAGAACCAATGAGTAAAGGAAGCTTCATGACCAGAAGAATCAAGTGAAGTGAAATCAGAAGAATAATCGGGATCGAACTTTCTGTGTTGGAGGCGAGTAACAAGAGCATCAACGCCTCCACGGAAAGGGTTGAAAAATTGCAAATTTTGAAAAGGAAAGCCTTGGGAAAATTTACGCTTGCTCAGCTCATCAAAGCGAAGAAGAATATTATTCCAAAGAATGTGAGTGACAATATACATGAGAGGCGAGCAACCCATGAAAGTTCGTTCTTTAGGGAGGGGAGAGAAAATCTTATCGTTGGGCCTGATTTCAAATTTAGGGGAAGTTCCCCATATCTCCATCTGACCCCTCCCAGCAAAAACGTTTTCGACTTCAAGGGTAAGTTCCTTGCGAACCTCCTCAATCAGGAGGTCACGTTTTTTACGCAAGGAAAAAACTTTCCATTTAATATGAGAACGAAATTGCTTGCCAACAGCGGAAGATCCAGTCATGTCATCTATAGCATTTTGCAAAGTACCAAGAGGAACTTTGGAAAAAACGGGATAACGCTGTTTGTAACAAGAAATGGCGTGAGAGAGAACGGAAAAATCACATGTAATCACCCGAGGTTTTCCGTTTTTAAAAAAATCGGTCAACAAATGTCCGATCTTACCTGGGGTGATTGTATGCCGAGAAGGTGCAAAACCCAAAAGCCTGGTCGCGTTTATCAAGGTTGAATTGACAGAACGCGAGTCAACGGGGATAGAATTGAAAGAAGGATCTTTTGCAATCCTATAAAGTGAAGTAACCGTTGACTCGCCTAAAGGTTTTTTGGGTCAGGAATAGAATCAGAAATGAGAGCGCCAACGGCAGACAAAGCACGATGAACCGGTTCTTCAATCCCATAAAATTCATGAGTCCTCTCAAAGTCCAAATTGGAGGTAATAATAGAACGGTCAATTGGGGTGAGGATGTAAGCAATAGCTTTATTTGTTGCTTCCCCAATAGACCGGCCATGATGAACGGCAACAAGAGAACAAACACCAGAAACTGTGCCAGTATCGGGATTAACCTCACCCGTTGATGAGAAATAACCGCACCCTGATTCACCCCAGGTAGTGTCAAAATCTGAGTAAAGGAAACCTTTCTCCGAAATCCTGCTCTGATGAATGTGAACATGAACAGGACGAAAAGGATCCATGCAAGAAAGCATAGTCAAATTCTGCGTGATGTCAGATGGGGGTTTGGAAAAATGCCCACCCGTATTGATCTGAGCCATAAGTTTGGAATAAAGCCCATTTGGCATCTTTTTAGAATCAACTTCAAGAACAGCTGCTTGAGCTATATTCGGGCGAGTAGGATCTGCTCCAGTCAAAAATTTGTAACGACCAGTGACAGGCAAAAGAATCCATGTCATAGTGCCAAATTCATTTTCATAAAAGACTTTGAATTGATAAGCTTCGGATGCAAAAGTAATCTTCCCATCTAGAGATGCAAAAACGCTGTGAGTGCTGATAAGAATCCCAGCGGGAGTCAAAAAAGCACCACTGACGAAAGTTCTACCATTACTGGTACAAACTCGAACAGCGCCGGTCATGGGAAGACTCTTGAAAGCCCGTTGCTCGGCAATAAGCTCAGAAGGTTTGGGAAGCTCAACCTCATCAGGTATTTCCTCTAACATGGTAAAAAGATTGGAAACGGGCAATGGCTCAGTGGGGGAGCTTTTCGGAACGTATTTTTTCTTCTTGTCTATGGGATGAAAAAAAGGACAATTGATAAGATCACATTTCCCTTTTTTAGGACATTCGTCCCCTACAGTGCAAGAAACCGTGGCAACATTCGACTGGGATAAAATCTTCTTGTCCTCATCACGTTTTTTGGGCAAGATTGGTGCCTTGACTTTCAGATCATCTTCCATAGAAAGTTCAATTCTGGATTTGAAACGATTAATATTCTCAACCTGCTGAGAAGTGGCACCAGGAAAACTGCCTTTAAGAAAGGAAAGAAGAGAAGTAATGTCAAATTTGTCAAGCTGCTTACCATGGGGAGTTGCCCTAGCTCGATCAATAAGGGAATCCAAAATGGGATCTTGACCTCGAAGACGATTAATCTCAACAATAGAAACATCTTTATGAGAAAGAAAATCGTTGAGGGAGTCAGTCAAATCGAAAGGAACACGGATACCCAAAGCAAATGAAGAATCAAAAATGGGATGCCCGAGAGAATTCTTCGAATAAACAGGATGAAAAGGAGTAGTGCTGAGCTCCTTATTATAAATCCGATGAATACGGTCCAAGATTCTCTGAAAACGGGGCATTTGTTTCGCGTTTATATGAACAGTCACAGGGATCATGTCGCTCATCTTAACGCCAGAGAACAATTGCTGATGCTTAGATTCATCATCCAAATCTTTAAGAGAGACCCCACGAGGCAATAAAATGTCTCCCTCTAAAATCGCTTCACTGACTTCAGTAAGAGAAACAAGTTGTGCAGAATCAATGTCGCCATAAAACAGAAAAGTCTGTTTGGGTTTACGAGAATCAAGAAGAGAATCATCAAACAACTTCGGCTTCAATTCAGATTTGGGCTGGGGTTCATGCCTCTCTTTAAAATCAGAAGACTTATGGAAACCCATTTTCGCTTTAGCGCCATACCCAGCACCATGAAGGGTACGCGCATGCTGGTTCTTCTTACCACGGCCCTGCTCCTCTATATCCTCGGAAAAAAGTTTGACGGAGGAACGAAAGTAGTAATAAGCGATCAATGAAACAAGAGCAAAAGCAAAAACCGTCATACAAGCGGTCTTGACAAAAACGCTAGAATAACGAACCTTCTGGTATTGTCGAACAAAAAAACTTTTAATAGCATTTTGTTCTTCGGCAATATCAAAATCGGAGTCTTCTTTGCGCTCTGAATCAAAAAGGTCGGCAGGGATTGGCAATGAATAATTCAAAAGTTCAACTTTGCAATCCCCACCAGAACGTCTTTCTTTAATTATCTCAGGAGCTCTGGCCAAAACCATCTCATTGAAAGAATCCAAATCATAACCACGCGATGAAATAAAAGTGGAAAAAGGAAAATTTCTCTCCTGAAGGTAATTACGAGAAACAGTGGCAAAATCTCCACGATTAGCCATGTTAACAGCAACATCACGATCAACAAATTTTTGCCAAAAAGAGATAAAATCGGCGGAAAGTAATTTCTTAGTACGATCGCGATTATGATAAAGCTGATAATACATGTGGAAACGGAGATTGAATGTAAGCATAGCCTCAACAGCTCCAGGTTCTTGATTTTCTGCCGCACTGTGGAGGGCATGACTCAAACAATCCATGCAAAGCAAATTATTCTTAAAATAATGCCTGGAATGATTGGAGCAATGGCCATTGGCACAGCCGGTTTCAGGAAACAAGTTTCTCAGGATGGAGATAGAACTCAGCGAAGAAGTGACAACTTTCAAAACATCTTTTATCGCTTTAACATCCAGAAAAATGTTGGCAACAGAAAAAAGACCAACAATGAGAGCAAAAACTTTGGAAGAAACACTCTGTTCATGAATACCCTTTCGAACCAGTCTGCGATAGACCAAGTAAGTAAGGAAAACACAAAGAGTGGCTCCACCCAAAAAAAGACGGCTAGTGACAACACGCTTGAAATTCTGAAAACGAAAACCCCAGCGAAGCCAAGAAGTAAGATCCTTGACATCAGACGGTGCAACATATTGCCCATTGAAAAAAGAATAGGCAATACCAAAAAAAGGAAGGGCCAAGAGCCAAGTAGTTGCACCGAAAAAGTAAAGACACCAAAAGGCGCCGACGCTGCCAGAAAAGATGTAACTGGAAACGGGCATTTTGATATCCCCACTTTTCAAAGGGGAATGGAGGAATTCATTCTGATAACAAATCCACTCATACGGAGTGATCTCGAAAAAACCACGTCGAACAAGCCAAGCCATAGCGACATCCCGTCTGAACTTATTCATTCGGTTCGGATCCAACATCCAAACTTGTCGAAGATAAAAATAAGCCAAACGAAAATCAGGGCCCTGAATAACCTTGGAACGATGCATATTGACAGCAAGAACATAATCCACAGCGGATTCATCAAGTTCAAGAATCATGGAAAAATGCATACGAGCAGAAGAAGAATGAAGTTTACTGCGGATTTCCTTGAACATTATATCCGCAAGACCATCTCGCTGATCAGCGAAATAAGGGAATTCCTCCCAAAATAATTGACGTTCGTGCAAAGCGACAGCCCCAGCGAAAAATTTCTTTTCAATTTCACTCGCTCCGGGGGGATAAGAGCACCTTTTCATGCCAGTGTGATAGTTCTGGTGAGCTTGAGTTTTGGCCGCTGAAGTCATTGAAAGAATGTCAGCGGGAGCGAGCGGTTGCTCGACATCTCCTTTCGCTTCAGACCCGGCGAATGAAACCGGGAGCTCAG